ATCGAGTCCGCTCGCATGAACGAGGCCACGACCCAGGAGACATCGGAGCTTCTCCGGTCTGCCGTGCAGGCCGCACACAGTACGGACAAGTCGTACGTCTTCGTCCGCGACTTCGACCCCGACAAGAGCCTTGTCTGGTTCGATATCGAGAACGAGGACGGCATGTCCACCTATGAGCAGGCGTACACCGCCAGCGGAGTCAACGTCTCCCTGGCAGGCGAGGCCACTGAGGTTGTCGCCACGACCAAGTACGTCCCCAAGACCAACCCAGCACCGGCTGGGGAGGAATCCAAGAAACAGGAGGAAGCCGTTATGGCTGACACCCAGAACCAGGACGCCAGCCGGGTCGAGGAAGCTGACCCGAAGAAGCCGAATGGCGGCGGCGGCGGAGGCTCGGAGATCGAGAAGCTTCGTGCCGAGAACGCCGCCCTCAAGGCCGAAATCGCTGAGCTCAAGAAGCAGAAGCAGAAGGAAGCCCGTCAGTCCCACGTCGCTGGGATTGTCGAGGAGGCATTCGAGAACCTCGACGCGCCGGGCATGAAGTCCCGTCTGATCGACCAGCTCGCTGAGTCCGATCTGGAGGACGACAAGCTGATCGAGAGCGCGAAGGAAGCCGCTGACGAGCTCCACCGTCTCGGCGGAACCGGAGAAGTCCACGGTCTCGGGGAGTCTGCTCCCGCTGGGACCAAGGAATCGGACGCACCCAAGCACACCGACAAGGACATCATCAGTGTCCTGGAAGGAGCTCGCTGATCATGGCGAAGAACCAGCTGTACCCCGAGAACAAGCACATCGCCGTCGTGGCTGACAAGGACTACACGTCCGGCCAGCCCGTCGCGATCGGTGCCTACCGAGGCGTTGTCCTCGTCGATGCCAAGGAGGGCGACAAGGTCACTGTGTGGCTGAACGGATCGTACAAGATCGATGTCGCCGGAGAACTCACTGTTGGGCAGGTCGTGTACCTGAACTCCAGCGGTGCGCTCACTGCAACCGCCGGAGATACTGTCTGGGGAGTTGCCAACGTGGCCAAGGCCTCCGGTACTGGCCCGGCTGAGGTCGCCCCGTTCGGAATGCTCGCCCCCACCGCAGGTGATTCGGGAAAATGACCATCCCTGGGAGTGCCACTTTCCCGGGTCCCGGCACCTACCCAACAGACTCTAAGGAGTAATCAACATGGAATCCATTGACCTCATGAAGGAAGGCTTCCGTCGGGCCACCAGCCGCGACGAGAAGGTCTTCGAGGCCGCTTCGCTGTTCGCTCGCGGACGCGTCGGCGGCAACCACCTGTCACAGGCTGTCCTCCTGGAGGCGTTCGGCACGTCGGACTTCCCGGTCCTGCTTGGCGACGCCTTCGAGAAGCAGGCTCTGCAGACCTACAAGGACTCGGTCTTCGAGTTCGAACCGATCCTCTCGGATGCCACTGTCGACGACTTCGAGCGTCGCAAGCTGGTCGACCTCTGGGGAGCTGAGGAGTTCGAGCGCGTCAACGAGGGTGAAGAGTACAAGTCCGCCACGATGCATGAGACTGAGGTCGAGCACGGGGCTGGCAAGTACGGCAAGAACTACGGACTGACCTGGGAGCTCCGCCTCCGTCGTCGGTTCTCTGAGCTGGCCAACTTCCCCCGCGCTCTCGGCAACGGTGCTGTCAAGGCACAGAACACCGCCGTCGCCGACAAGCTCACCCAGGAGAACGGCTGGAACACCGACTTCTTCAGCTCGGTGGACACTGCCCCGCTGTCGCCGGAGAACCTCGACAAGGCCATCCAGAAGCTGGCCCTGACCGAGAACCACCGTGGTGAGCTCGTTGACACCAGCGACCTCATCCTGGTTCACGGACCGGGTCTCCGTGGCGAGGTCAACCGCATTCTGACCGCCGCTCGTCTCGTCACCGAGGTGACTGACGGCAATAAGGTCACGAAGACCGAGGTTGACAATCCGTTCCGGAACATCGTCACCCCGCTCGAGTCCCGTACCATCGGTGCTCGTCTGGGCAACAAGGGCTCGGGCTGGGCTCTGCTCCACGGCAAGTCCTCGGACCTGCCCTCGCTCATCCGTACCCGCCTCAACGGTCACCCCGACGTGGACATCCGCGTTCGCCGTGACCAGGGCGACTCGGTCGGCGGCGGACAGATCGCTCCTGAGGAGGGCTCGTTCAACGACGACACGATCTGGTACCGAGGCCGTTCGGTCATCGGTATCGACCCGGCGTTCACCGTCGGTGCGTACGCGTCGAACGGTTCCTGATAATCTCTCCTGAGGAGGTGCGCTATGGCTGTTGACTACACCACCGATGTTGGTCAGGTACGCCTGATCATCGGTGACCTGGACGTCAACAATCAGATCTTCGGAGAAGATGAGCTACAGGGCTTCTTGGCCTTGGCAAACGACTCGGTGAAACGTGCGGCGGCGGAAGCTCTCGACACGATCGCCTCGTCGGAGGCCCTGATCTCCAAGAAGATCACCACCCAGGATCGTTCGTCCGACGGACCCGCCGTCGCTGATGCCTTGCGCAAACACGCGGCGGCGCTCCGTGGACGGGCGAAGGAAGAGGAGGACGCTCTTGAAGAGGAGTCGTTCTTCTCCGCGTTCTCAATCACCGGCCCGGTACGGGTCGAGGGGGAGGAGGCGAAGTGGCACCTCTGACGAGTACCAAGATTCTGCCGGACGGCTGGTCTGACCACCACCGTCCGGCGGCGGAGGGGTTCCTCTCCGGCCAGTGCCGAGCTGAAAGGCCAGCTCCTTCCCAGGACTGGGAGCCGGGAGCGGATGCTCCTGGGAACCAGTCCGGGAAGATCTGGTCGAGGCTGGCGTGTTCGGTACAGATCCTCTCGCAGGCTGTCCGGCCCGTGCGCGTGGCTGATTCGGTGGAGGTGCTGGCGACACATCGTGTCTCGGTGCCGATCACTGCAGTCCCGCTCCGGTACAAGGACTACTTCACGATCCTGGACAACCCTGATGACCCAGCACTGAACGGTCGCAAGCTGACGGTGCTGGTCATTGAGTCGGGGACGACCAACTGGACTCGTGAATATCTGTGCCAGGAGGCGAACTCATCATGAGCGCGGATGCCAACGAGATCCGGAAGTTCGGGGCTGACCTGGCGGAGTCTGGGCTGAAAGCACACAATCGGGCCGTGCAGGTTGTCCAAAAGGTAGCGGCGGACGTCACCGCTGACGCGAAGTCGTTCGCTCCTGTCGATACCGGAAACCTGAAGAACTCCATCGGATACGATCTGTTCAACAAGGGAGGTGAGGTCGGAGCTGAGATCGGGCCGACTGCAAGCTACGCCATCCACCAGGAGTTCGGTACGAGCCGGATGGCTCCACAGCCGTTCCTGAACCCGGCGTTCGACCGACACATCGACAATTTTGAGCGAGCGATGGGGAAGCTGGGAGGCATTGATGGCTGACGTCAAAGCTCTCTCCAGCTGGACCCTGGATCGCCTCAAGACGATCGGGAAGAACGTCTATGACGGAATGGTTCCGTCCTCCGTGCCTGTGCAGGCTAACGGAGAGGTGGAGCCGTACCTGGCGGTATGGACTCAGCCTCTTTGGGAGCATGAGGAGCAACCTCTTGACTTCCATCACCAGGAGACCGCAGGAGGCCTCAACGTGACCGTGGTGGGACATACTCCCGGCACGGTCCGGTTGTGGTCGCAGGCGGTGATCAGAGCTCTGCACAGAGTGACTGCTCCTGGAGGTGGGGAGTATCGGCACGTTCCGCCTCACGCACCGATCATGTACGACGAGGCCGTTACACCTGGCCGATACTACCAGCCACTAGCGTTCTCGTTCCAGCAACCATGATTTTGAGCCGCATGATTTGCTAGGGTTCGTTTACCGGGCAAATCAATATTGGGTATCTAATGACTATTGTCAATGTCCAATATATTTGTATGTTTATACATCTGGTTCAAGCGGCTTATGCGGCTTAAAATCGTATTTCACCAGATCAGAAAGTAGTTTTACTATGGCTGTCGAATTCAAGTACGCCTGGGACCGGCGTACCGGGGAGAAGCTCCCCTACAAGGTGCCGGAGACGCACTTCAGCATCTTCCCCGATACGCTCTCCCCGACCCCGATGCAACGGGCACAGGACCGTCAGCGTCAGGCCCCACGAGTTCCGGATGTCCCGGAAACCAAGACTCCCAAGACTGAAGGAGATAAGTAATGCCTCGCTCACTTGCCGATGGTAAGACCAAGGTCACCATCCTCCCCACCGCTCCGGCGGACCCCAAGGCGATCACCCTCACGGAACTGGAAGCCGGAATTGACGCCTCGTGCGCCATCCTCGCCGGTGACTACAACGTGACCGCCGCCACGTCCGAGACCGTGGACGAAAAGGCTCTGTGCCAGGAAGGTAACGCCTCCACCTGGGGTGCTTCCAACGGCACGATCGAGTTCACGCTCTTCCTGGAATTCAACGACGAGCACCAGCTCGACCTCGAATCGGATGCCGGAAAGGCATTCGAGGCTGTCAAGCACAAGGGCACCGAGGTCTACATCGTCCAGCGCGAATCGTCCAAGGGCTCCAAGGAAGATTGGGCCGCTGGCGACGAGTACGAGTACTTCCACGGCATCGCAGACAACCCTGCTCACGTGGACCGTACCGGCTACGTCAAGCGCAAGATCACCGCCGCGTTCCAGGATATGGAGCTCCACGGTGTGGTCACGGGAGCTGGTACCCCGGAAGGATGACGCCAGGGGTGTCCACTTTCCCTGGCTCTACAATTTACCCTGGAGGTAACTGATTATGGCGTTTGAACCCGATAAGTGGGCGGATGGTGAAGCCGGGGGAACCCCGATCACTGCCGCTGAGCTGAACCGCATCGAGGCCGCTGGCCTTGCTAAGGCGGCTAAGGGTGACACTGGCCCGCAGGGTCCGGAAGGTCCTGCTGGTCCTGAGGGACCCAAGGGCGACAAGGGCGATCCCGGCGCTGATGGTGCCGATGGCGCGGAAGGCCCGCAGGGGCCGAAGGGTGACACGGGACCGGCTGGCGCTGACGGGGCGGATGGTTTCGGTACTGAAGCCCAGTACAACGACATCATCGCCCGCCTCGAAGCACTGGAAACACCAGCGGGCTGACACAAAGACCCTCGTGGGGGATGGTTATCTCCGTTCCCATCCCCCACGAGTCACCCCTGATAACGGAGAGAACGGAGATGGAACCATGATGCCCTGCATCCCTGACTACATCACCCCCGGCCAGGCCAAGCGGTTCGCCCAGCACATCGTCGACTTCCTCAACGAGAAGGAAGTCACTGATGAGCCAATCACGCTGGACACTGTCGAGCGGGTTGAGCTCAAGGCTGGTCAGGCACGGGTCGCCTGCAAGGGCACAGCACAGGTCCCCAACGAGTGGGGAGCTGGAGCGACGATCAACCCTGAGCACTGGCACACGACCAACAACGACACCGAGCGGACCTTGCCGTGGTCCGAGGAACTCGGTATTGATCCCATGTCCACCATGGAGATCATCCTGTACGGTCCCTACATGCAGGTGACCGGATTCGTTACATCAGGCGGCAAGTGGCCGACGGCCCGTGTCCTCAAACACGAGGGCGGGGCAGGCTACCAGAAGTACACCATTGACATCCCCATCGTCGAGAACGGAGACTCGAAATGACCAAGTTCAATCCTGATGAGTTCCTTGCAGGCATCCGCACTGCAGAGACCACAGTCACCATCTTCCCCCGCGCCGACATCGCCGGGAAGCTTCTGGCAGTCGAGGCCGACCTCGAGCTCTTCCCCGCCGAGGAGGAAGAGGAAGCCACTCTCGACGCTGGAAGTGAGAAAGCTGATCTCATCGCGAAGCGGGATGAGTACCAGGACATCCTCCGTCAGACCGCTGTCGACTTCACTCTTCGCGCTGTCGATGATGACCGAGTTGACGAGCTGACCAAGATCGCACGCCAGTCCTGCCAGGAGGAAGCCGACCAGGCCGCTAAGGATGCCGCCGGATACGCTCGTGAGGAATGCCGCCGTGCCGAGGTAGGCGACAAGAACGAGATCCGTGACGCAGTCCGCCGGGCCGCGTCCTCAGCGTCCAACGCGGTCGTCAACCGAGCTGTTGGCTTCCACGTTCTCGCTGAGGCGATTGTGGACGAGGAAACGGGCGCTCCGGTGTTCACCGTGGAACAGATCAAGGAGTTCGCCGGGAAGATCGGTGCCCGTCAGTTGCAGAACCTCCGTGAGGCGTTCTACGACATGTCCTCAAGCGATCCGGGGGATTTCGTCCCAAAATCAAAGAAGCCTGGAGCTACGGAAGAGGGCTAAACTCCCTCACCACGACCCGAGCGGCACGGGACTGGTCAGTGCCAGTCTCAGTGCTCCTCGGGGAACGGAAGCCAGGCAAGAAGTGGACCGGAAAAGATCGAGCATTCGCGCTCGCGCTCGTGGCATATGAAGCTGACCTCTGCCGAGGATGTGGTCAGCCGATGTCACTCACATCCGGGGATCATCCCCACGACTACGACATCAACACGGCCATCTGTATTGGATGTGCTGAGATTGATGAGCACCGCAAGCTCGATCGAGAGTCTGCTGACGGTGAGAAGACGTATGTCACCCTGGACCCTGATTCTGTCTCGCCCTAGCCTGAGGAGGCACTCCCATGCGTGAAGTTCGCAACATATCCGTGGTTCTGTCCGCGAAGATGGACCGCTACAAGGCTGACATGGCCCTTGCAGGACGGACCGCCGTAGACACTGCGAACAAGATCGAGACCGCCTGGGACAAGTCCAGCACAGGTGCAGGAAAAGCGATGCAGTCGGCCCAGCGGTACTCAAGTGAGATTCAGACCGTCGGCGGAGTGATGGCCGGGTTCGGCGGGGTCGTCGTTGGAGCGATGGGCCTCGCCACTCGGTCGACCATGAAGTGGGAGTCCGCCTGGACCGGCGTACTGAAGACCGTGGACGGCACGCCTAAGCAACTCGCCGCCGTGGAGACGGGTCTCCGTGACCTCGCCAAGGAGCTCCCGGCCACACACGAGGAAATCGCTGGCGTGGCTGAGGCGGCGGGTCAGCTCGGTGTGAAGACCGACGACATCGTCAAGTTCACTAAGACCATGATCAACATGGGCGAGTCCACTAACCTCACCGCTGATGAAGCGGCCACCTCACTCGCTCAGTTCATGAACATCATGGGTACTAGCCAGAAGGACGTTGACAAGCTCGGCGCGGCGATCGTCGGGCTGGGCAACAACGGTGCGACCACTGAGAAGGAAATCGTTGAGATGGGCATGCGCTTGGCCGGTGCGGGCAAGCAGGCCAAGCTCACCGAAGGTGACGTCCTCGGTATGTCGACCGCGATGGCGTCCGTCGGTATCAATGCTGAAGCTGGCGGCACCGCGATGTCCATGGTCATGAAGAAGATGAGCAACGCAGTCGACGACGGCGGTGAAAGCCTCGAGGGATTCGCCAGTGTTGCAGGCATGTCCTCCAGCGAGTTCCGCCAGGCATGGGAGACCGATGCTGGTAGCGCAATCGACTCGTTCGTTGTCGGTATCGGCGAGGCAGACAAAGCCGGAGAGAACGTCAATGCGACCCTGAGCGACCTCGGCATCACGGGCATCCGTGAGTCCGATGCGATCCTCCGTCTGTCCGCCAGCGGCGACATCCTGGCGGACAGCCTCAAGATGGGCAACGATGAGTTCGCTAAGGGCAACGCACTCCAGGAGGAGGCCGCGAAGCGGTACGAGACCGCCGAGTCCAAGCTGAAGATCGCCAGCAACCAGATCAAAGACACCGCAATCGATATGGGAGGGCTCCTCGCCCCGGCTGTCGCAGGTGCTGTTGATGTGTTCGGCGACTTCGTACAGAAGATCGGTGAGCTCCCCGACCCGGTGCTCAAGCCTGGCGGCGCGATCGCCGCTATCGGCGGTGGCCTGACGCTCATCGCTGGCAGTGCGCTTCTGGTGATCCCGAGGATCGCCGAGACCGCCGCCGCGATCACTACCCTGAAGGCCGCCGCCTCCACCTCTACCGGATTCGTCGGCAAGCTGGGCAGGAACCTTGGCAAGATCAAGGGCATCGCGATGGGCGCGGCGGCTGGTCTTGGAGCAATCGCCGTAGCGGCTGGCCCCCTGAACGACTGGGGAGCGTCCGCCGTCGAGGCATCTGGTGAGACCGCTGATGCTCTTCAGCTTCTGTCCGGCCAGATCTCTCAGAGCAAGATTGACGCCGATACCCTGAACACCGCATTCGCCGACATCGTCTACCCCACCGATGAGGTGGGAGAGTTCGGTAACGCGGTCAACGAGGTCATGGACCCGAACGGCTGGGGTATCGCGAGTGACGTCCTGACCGACTTCGCTCGTGTCGCTACCCTCGGCATGGTCGACATGACCTCCACCACCGAGGAAGCTCGCAATAGGTTCGCCGCTCTCGGTGAACAGCTCGGTGCTCTCCATTCGGAGGACGCGGCGGCGGCGAGCAAGGGCTTCGCTCAGATGATCCGCCAGACGGACGGGAGCAAGGAGTCCATCTCCAACCTCCTCGACCTGATGCCTGCCTACAAGCAGGAGCTGATCGACACAGCCAACGAGTGGGGTGTGAACACAGACAACACGACCCTCGCACGGATCGCTCTCGGAGAGGTCACTGGACCGGCTGGCGAGGCCGCGAACGCCGTTGACGGCGTACGCGGCGCGGCTGGCGATGCCGCTGGCAACCTCGCTGAGATGTTTGACGGGCTGGTCGCACTCGGCCTGGCGAACCTCTCCGAGCGTGACGCTATGCGCCAGTACGAGGCATCGATTGACGCTGTCAATGAGTCCATCAAGGAGAATGGCACGTCCCTCGACATCACGACCGAGAAGGGACGCGCGAACCAGGAGGTGCTGGACGGCATCGCCCGGGACGGCATCTCCGCCGCTGACGCGATGGTTGAGCACGGTCGTTCTCAGGAGGAAGTCCAGGGCCAGCTCCAGCGGACCTACGACGACCTTGTGGCCGCTGGCAAGCAGTTCACCGGGTCGGGCAAGAAAGCCAAGGAGATGGCCCGTGAGATCCTGGAGATTCCAGACGGCGTGTCTGTGGAGTCCTGGATGGATGATGCGGCTCGCAAGGAGGCTGAGAAGACCGACAAGGCTGTTGACAATATCACCAGGGACGTGCAGATCAACGTCCACTTCAATGTCACAGAGCCTGAGAACGGCATCAAGAACATGCCGGAGAACCTGCTCAACCCGAACAGGAACCGGAGCAAGAAGCCGGGCAGCCTCGGTCAGTGGGACCCGAACCTGAAAGCGGCTGGCGGCATCGACCTGATGCCGATGGCCGCTGGCGGAGTCCATAACAACATCGCTGAGATGGTCAAGCCGAACACCTGGCGGATCGTGGGCGACCGCATGGACGTCGACGAGGCGTTCATCCCGCTGGATGGTTCCAAGCGGTCCTGGAAGATCATGATGGAAGCGATCTCCAGGATGCCCGG